AAAGGTGGCCACCGTGCCACCCCTTAATGCCACATTACGCGGTTGCAAGTCCGCGGGCAGGGGCAGAGCAAGGGAGTGAATCAATGGTAACAAGAATCGAAGCTAAAGATGTGGCAGGAGTCCTTTATTTTAATAGAGACGTGGATGCAGGACTGACCTTTGTGGGATACTCTCACGATGTCATTCCAATCGACGTAAGGGCCAGGGCTTATGCAAGGGGCCTATGTGCAGAGGAGACACTTGAGGAGTGGGCTCAGAATCAGTACGGGATGTCCTGGAAGGACCTCTAAGGGCCGAAAGGCCCTCCCGTAATGCAAGGGTATCCTGTTTCTGGATACCAGGGTCACAACTCCCTAATGCAGAGTGAAGGAGAAGCTGTTAATGGATACACGAGTAAATGACATAGTCCCTCAACTACAGATGAAAGAAGATGAGTGGCAAGGCCTGGCAGAGGATACAGCTAAGGTACTAGTACAATTAGCTAGAGCAGGCAAGTTAGATAGCTGCTTAAGGTGCGCAGGTAACTATATACTGCACGACGACGGAGACGACTTGGTAGCTAAGAAGATAGCTCAGCAGCTCTTCCAGTCCAGTAGTCAGTTAGATGAGATGCTGAAGGAGGCTGGACTATGAGCATGGTTCTGGATACCGTAAGACAGACAGCTTGCACCATTAGGGCCTTGCTGAATCATTTAGAGGATACAAGCATCGTAATAGACCTAGACACTGATCGCTTTGCTCCCGGCTGCAAAGGAGGCTGCGAAGTAATAGTAACTCATAGTCAGGGCAGGAGTAGTAGGATAGCTGACTTCTCATTGCAAGAAGGTATTGCTTTACTCGGTACACTAGTCACTATGGGACTACCTAGAACTACTAGGCTTGAGGTCCTGTATGACGGAAGACTACTCAATAGCCTTTGTCCCTAGCGTCTAAGAAACAGCAGCTAGCTTAAGAACCTTAGGCATAGGGTATCTAGACTAGCTGTTAGCCACTACCTCACCTTCCAGTACTTCATCTAGTGCCCCTGGGAGGACCTGAGGAGCAGGCTGGCCTAAGATGCGAATGAAGTCAGACTGAATTTTCCTACGTATGTCGGCGTCCTTCACGTTGTTAGTAACAGAAGCAGACAGGGCAGCTATCAGCATATTGACCTGATTAGCAGGCATGAACTGCCCTAGTAACTGAATTCTCTGCAGCTCCACCTTGCTAACAGATGTAGCTTCCTGAATGATATTCCTAATGTCTAGTTCCAGGGCACCATTCATAGCACCCTCTCTTATCGTCTCAACTAACTTGCCTACTGTTGTCTTCAAGACCATCGAGGCTTCCTTAGGTAGTGAGGCTTCTATTGTCTTAGCTAGTCGCTTTAGCTCAGACCATCTTTGTACTCCAGTCGTCTCACCTAGGTCAGCTAGCTTAGACATCAATAAGGAATCTAGGATGCTTAGCTTAGCAGGTAAAGACTCAAGGTGTCTGTCGTCCTGCCCTGCATCAAAGCCTTCTTGCAGTCGCTTAGGTAGACACTTGCGCCACTGGCTAGGCAGTTTATCAATACTAGCAGCTGGCTTAGGCGGAGTATGTCCGCCATGATGAGAGCACCTACCGTTCTCCTTTAAGAAACCTTTCTTCTGCTCACATCTAATAGGTGGATCACTATTACGAATTAAGGCACCGCAAATAGGTGTACCATCTTCAGTAATAAAAGGCTCACCAACTGGAGGCTCTCCGGTGTAAGGAATACTACCCTTAGGTTTAGTCCTACCGTTAGCATCACGCTCCCTAGCCATACTAGCCTAATACCTCAGCCAGTCCGCCTAGCCCCTCTAGCGTACCTCTTAACATCGTCTCAACTTTAATCAGACGTCTAATGTCATAAGGTCCTAGTTTCTCAGCTAGTTCAGCATCTAATTCTATTAGATTGTCTGCTTCAAACCTTAGCTTCTTAAGTAGCCTTTTATCCCTAAAACTCATGCTGCCGACTACAGCCACTAGTGCATCCTTAACTTCTTGTCGGAAGACTACTACAATTCTCTTCTTCTCTTCGAGGTTCTTCCTACCTGCGCTACTTTTACCACCTTGTGCGTCAGCTCTAACCTCATAGTCAGTAGCCTTAAGAACTGCCGACCCTGAACTACGTCGTCTTCTGTAGGCCATTAGTACTGCGCAGCCTACTAGCTGATCTAGACAAACTTGACTAGATATTCTAGGTACGTCAGAAGTAGATACTACAACGCCTGTCATATCTCCAGCCTCTCCTTAGAAGATTATTGGCCTTGTCCTGCAAGACCTTGGCCTGTCCCCTATTATACAGCCTACAGGTACAGTTTGCAAGTATATAGTATACTTTTGCTCAAGCATTCTTTTAGACACCGGAACTGTCTCTTATAGTAAGACAGACCTACCAGGCTACTAGGTACCTTTCTTCTTCCTAACCTGTTCCTTCCTAGCCTCGATACCCTTGGCTGTTATCCTCTTCCTGAGCCTGTCCTGCTCGCTAGTCGCAACTTCCTTCTGTAGTAAGAGAAGACATAGTACTGCAGCATCATCTAGAGACTCAGTATTACCGTAGTACTCGTACATATTAAGACAGACCTTAGCTTGCTGTACCACCTGGTAGTTAGTACGTAGTGCTGCCCTCTCTAGACAGTCTAGCCTAGCATCACTTAGGAGTATCCTATCAAGATGCATCAGACCTTTTTCTAGTAGGACGTGCGACTTACTCACTAGTCTACTCCTCTAATACTAGACAGATAGCCTCCTAGTTCTGCGCAGAAAGTATCCTCATCCTCCAGTTTAGTACTAAGCTTTGCTACTAGCAGAACTCTCTGCAGCATACGTACTGACTTTTCATCTAGTAGAATGCTATAGTACTTCTGGACTATAGGAATGTCTTTCTTAGACACTTCTATGTCGAACTGCGGTGTTACTTTACTCACTTCTATCCTCCTGGCTTTCAGGGTAGTCTCCTCACAAGACAATGAGCTAACTCGATCGGAGACCTACCCCTTTACTGAGACTTGCGAAACTTTCTAGATAGTAAGGACAGGAGTCAGTACATACTAGTCAGGTTGCTTCATCTCATTATCTATTATATCCCTGGTAGCAAGATACTGTCAAGCTTTAGTTAAGCAAAGTTTTAAGGTACTTCAGACACCACTTTTGCCCTACTAACTAGCACTTTAGTCATCTACTACTCTACTAGCAAACTACCCTCCTTCTATCAGCTAGAACCAGGCAGATCTAGGTACGCTCAAAAACCCTCAAGACATGGGTATCCTGATAGTCTACCTAGGTACGCTATAAGACTAAACCAGGTACCTAGACAGCCTTATTTCCCTGGTTGCCTAGAACCAGGATTCTCTGCCAAGGTACCGGTTACCTTTCAGACCACTAAACCAGGTACCTAACCTACATGTGCCAGTACCAGGTCATAGGTACCTTCCTTAGGCCCCCTCTTTAGAGGGGCCTAGGGTGTACCTGACTGGGTTTATTAGTCAGCCTCCTATCTGCTAATAGACCCTAGAGACCCTCCTCATAATCACTAGAGTAGTCCAGACACCTCCCTCCTTTTGAACCAGGACTGCTGACCTTTCTTGCATTCAGCAACTTTCTCTAGAATTTTAGCTGAAAAGCCTTCTCCTCATCCGAAAAGCATGTTATACTGATATTGTCAGTGAGGGGCAAAGAACCCTCCAGGACAGGAGTTAACAGAATAATCATGTCACGAATCGAAGACACACGAACCCGAATCGAAGGCGCAATTGCAAACCTCAAGTATGCAACCTCTCCCAAGGACGTAGCCTGGAGCATCCGACGAGCCATTACTAAGTTGGGCAACGCAGCAGGTCACATGAATGCAGAGCAGGAAGAGCTCAAACAGATCATGGAGCAAGCTCATACCGATATGGCAAAGAAGAACTTCAATTCGATTGAAGACTGGAAGCATGCCTACAAAAGTTGGTCAGACAATGCAAAGGAGCGACTCAGCAACTTTCTTGCACAATTCGACCTTCTGAACAGCGAGGGTAAGTTTACCAGCGCTGGAGCATCTGGAGCGACTCGTGGAGGTCCTAAGGCCTTCAAGATCAGCTTCGGACCCAATGAAGAGATTACTTCAACGCAGTTCCTTCAGGAGTACTTCAGCTCGGGCAACTTCAACGAGACCGCTCAGGGCAACCTGGCATTCGACGAGGGAGTGGCCCTGACGTTTGCAGCCCTGGGACATCCAGAAGTTAACGCTGAGCATGCTGTCTACCCTCAGATCTCTCGAGCCATCGTTCGAGCCCTTCGCGGCAAGTTCAAGGCACCAAAGGCCCCTAGCGAAGGTGCTGGCGAGACGACAGATCGCAAGAGCAAGAAGAAGCAAGCAGCGAAGTAGCTGTAGAGCCACTGCAGCAATCCAAGGAGGCCCTCAGAAGGGGGCCTCTCTTGTTCTCCCAAGCTTTCAGCGGATACGCTACATCTCAGGACCTCCAAGGACCTCCTAAGGGGACTCGTCATGGCATTGAACCAGGGACCCCTGCATACCCTTCCCTCCCAGCCCTAAAATATCCCAGAAAACTGCCAGTCTAGGGCCAGGCCTGTACTTTCTGTCCTTTCATGGCAAAAGATTCATGTCTGAATCTGGAGGACCTCAAAGGACCTCCTAGGGCCCCTCACCCTTCCTCTTAGTTTCTATGCCCTGCCCCTACTCAGCAGGTCCTGTCCAGCGAAGCATGACTCCCTTCTCGCCTTCAAGCTCTATCTTCTCCACTGTCTCATGAAGCTTGTCAATCCATCTATCAAGCGAGGCCCTTGTGCAGCCGAAGAAGGTTACTGCATCCTTGTACTTCCATTGCTTTCTAAGCTGCATCTCCACCTTGAGGGCTTCATGTTTGCTGACCTTAGCAACGTCCTGAGTAACAGTAAGTCGAAGGAACTCCTCACTCCAGACAGCCTTAAAGATGCCTGAATCGTCTCCTGCCTTAAGCTGAGGTATGCTCCTACCGTCAAAGCAGAACTGGATACCTAGTCCCTGACTGGCAGGAAGGTTGTCTACGAAAATTCCTAGGTCTGCTGACCCGGATATGCTAGATGCTCCTCTGAGTGACTTCCACTTGTCCTGTATCAGGCCTGCTTTGTTGAAGTGATGCACGACCCAAACTACCAGATGAGGAAGTCTTCTAACAAAGCTACGTAAGGCTTCTATGACAGGTATCATATCAGTTGAGCTGTCCTCGTCTCTGTCATGAAGGTCTCTTAAAGGGTCTAGTATGAGTAGATCTATCTGCTTCTCTTTGAGCTGCTCCTCTATGTACTCTACCCAGTGCTCCTGGTCTAGCTTGACTCCCTGACGGTGCATGATATGGAAGCTGCTTAGCCATCCTGTCCCTGCTAACGTTTTCTCAAGTCGCTCCTCAAGTTCAATATCAGAACCTTCCTCCTCTATGAGCAAAACGTTACGAACCTTACCTACGCCCTCCTCCTGTCTCAAGCCTTGAATCCCCATGAGTTCCTCCTCTGGATTCAGGAAACATCTAGCTACCTCTAGACAAAGGAATGTCTTATGAGTCTTAGGTGGCCCTACGACATAGGCTATCTGACCTTGTCTTACTAAGTCATGAATGATGCGATCGCTGCCTAGCTCAAGTCGTCTGGCTACCTGCACCTTAAGTTGCTGACCATTAAGAACTTGCTTTACGTTAGTATCTAACTGTCTACAGATGGACGCTAGCTCACTTGCTGGATTGTATATAAGCCACTCACAGATGTCCTTACCTGTCTGTCTCTTCCTCCACTTAAGCTTCTGAACAGTTAGCTTAGTACCTAGTATCTTCTTGACCTTATCGCAAAGCTTCTCACTAGCCTCATCGTCCTGCGGAATAAGAATACCTGCTACGCACTCATCAAACTCTCTTTTCCACTCCTTCCTGAAGCTAGCTGTAGGCGTGCTCACGACAACGTAAGGAAGTCCCTCTGCTTTTAGCTCCTGATAGGTCCTAAGACGGTCGCTTTCTCCCTCTACAATCACGAACTTACAGCCAGGATAGAGGTCGTCTACTCCCCAAGGAATAAAGTGACAGCCTGGTTCTCCGCCCTTGTTACCCTCTGCATCTCGATACCTTAGGCCCACTACCTTACCGTTAAGTCTATATGCAAAGACCAAACAGTCTCGCTGTCTACCCTCCTTTCCAAAGGCAAACTTATTGATGTCCTTAGCTGGAAGGAATCCTACTTCTAGCTCATTAAGCGTCTCAAAGCTTAGGCTTCTTGAGCTGCAGTACTCTTTTACTATGTCAAGGTCTTCCGAGAAGTTCTCGCGACTTTTCTTGAAAAGTCTATCAAAGGCAGGGTTATGTACTGCTACATTAGTGAACCCTCCACTCTTCTCAATTAGCTTTTCTCCTCTCTTTAGCTCGTCTACTATGGCACTTGCCTGAGCAAAAGTTAAGGTGCTGTCCATCTTAGCTACGAAGGCAGCCGGGCTCATTGAGCCGCAGACGTAGCAGTTAAAGATGCCTTTTTGTAGATGGACTCCAGCTGAACGGTTCTTGTCTCCGTTCTTATGGTTCTCCTTAAAGGGGCAAGTGACCTTACTAAAGCCATCTTCTATGTCGTCACTTATGTCAAGATATTGCTCGTAAAGAGAACTGTAAGCCACTGTATTATCTATTATGTGCTATCCAGAGCTTTACTGTCAAGCCTAATCTGTAAGACTTTTTCTAAGTTTCTTCAACTTTCTTCTTTAGTAAGCTTGACAGTACTGTCTGTAGGCTGATATAATGTATACAATGACGAATATGAAGGCCTACAGACTTCTCCAGGAGATTAAGCAAGGAGACCTAGCACGACGTGTTCAGGTGTCTCAGCCTAAGATTTCGCATATAGAAACGCAAGGAGATATCGCTGAGCCAGACATCCTAGTGAAGATAAAGGAAGCCTTAAGGTTTCCTGGACATCCTGAGGAACTACTGGCTGAGTTTTCGTATCCGTTACTTGAGAAGGCAGCCTAGTCTGTCTAGGAGAAGCATGAACAGCAAACTAAAGAACGTTATAGCAATTCTGACAGCTGTACTAGCAATAGCACTGATAGGTGGTCTAGAGCAGTCCTGGCAAGTCAACGACTTCGAATTCTCTAGCGATGCACACTGAGCCTATTCCAGGGTCAAGGTGGGTCACTAAGGTACAAGAGCCTAGTCGATCTATTCTTACTATTAAGACAGTTCCGCCAGACGACCTGAACTACTTAGTACTTCTGGAGGGTGACAGACATTACTGTCCAGTACTACCTCAGACACTTGAGGAGGTAAAGGAGCTCTGTCTACCTTACCTTAAGCTGCTTGCACTTGACCCAGGAGGTACTACTGGCTACTGCCTTTGTGAGCTAATCGGCACAAGCCTGACCTGGCTAGAAGTAGGCGAGTTTCCTCTTGATACACGCTTCGAAGAGTTGCTTCCTCTAGTAGACGAAGTGGTCTTTGAATCGTTCCAGATTCGTACCTTAGCAGTAGACAACTTCACCATTGAAGTAATAGGCGTCTTGAAACACTTAGCTAAGAAGCTGAATAAGCCTATCTTTAGTAGATCTCCTGAGCAGAAGACCTTTGCTAAGAAGCGACTACCAGCTCACAAAGCCAGCGTCAGAAGCCACTGGGGAGATGCTACCTTCCATGCTCTAGCCCACGCATACTTTAAACATGAAGTAAGACAGTTTGACGACGTAGAAGAAGCGAAACGAGACATGAGAGGAGTAAAGAAATGAATCAGCTATACTGGTATATGTATGTAATGCAGATACTACAAGAAGAGGAAGAAGGATTCTACTGGGCATGATTACAGTACACGTAACAGACAGACGTACCTTCAAGGAGTGTCGCAGGAAGTTTTCCTACAGTGTCATTCAGCGACTGACCACTGCAGAGAAGAACATAGACCACTTCTACGTAGGAACTGCAGGACACTATGCCCTAGCTGGCTTCTATGAAGAGTGTCGTAGCAAGCCTAAGGAGGCTCCTGATCCTCAGCCTCACTGGTTCGAGTTCACCACCTCCCAGAAAAAGCAACCTAATGCAGAGGTAGAGGAGCTTAGCCTTACCTTGCTCAAGCGTTATGTACAGCATTACGGTCATACTGAGTTCAGTGTAGTAGCAGTTGAGGTGCCGATAAAGCTAGCCTATCCAGAGTTCGGCTTCGAGCTGCAAGGCACCCTAGACCTCATTGTAGAGGACAAGAATGGCTTGCTCTGGATTGTAGACCATAAGTTCCTGAAGCGGCTACCAGATCAGAAGGTCTTAGAGATGGACGATCAGATGACTGCCTACATCTGGCTAGCTCACAAGGCTGGCTTCAATGTAAAAGGAGCCATCTATAACGTAATAAGGAAGGCACTACCTGTAGAACCTGAACTACTACAGCGTGGCAATCTGTCAAAGAGGAAACTAGCTGATCTTACTTATGAGACGTACCTTGCGGCCATTGAGCGTTACCAGCTAGACCGCGATGATTACGAGGACATACTTAGTGAGCTACAGTGTCAGGAGAACACCTTCTTCCAGCGCTCAAAGGTCACTCGTAACAAGAAGGAGCTGGCTCTGTTTGAGCTTAACCTAATGGCTGAGCTAAGGGATATGTCCAGCCCTGAACTAGTTTACTATCCTAATCCTGGAGACAGATGTAAGACATGTATCTTCCAGCAACTATGCAAGTGTGAGAACGAAGGCGGAGAAGGACGTCTCCTCAGGGAAGAGTACTACCGCATTAAGGAGTATGACGAAAGATGACAGACAACGAAATCTTAGCTCAAAGACTAAGAAACCTAGCAGACCAGCTCTGCCAAGACGGAGCCGTGATTCGAATGCAGAGGGAGAAGAAGGAGACCAGCGAACTGAATAATCCTGTTGCTCCTCACCAGACAGGTACACTGACTATCTCTCTACAGCTCTTCATTCCTTCTCTGAGGTCGAAGTAGATGGAACTTCCAGACTCTATTCATCTAGTACTAGCACCGGTTACAGTAGAAGTACTAGATGACTATAAGACGGAACTAGCCAGTCTACCTTACGATCTAGTAAGAGTGTCTGCCTTCATTGCTCAGGAGATCTGTGCTAGGATGATCTTAAGCCAGCCTAAGTTAGCAGCAGCTCTTACCCTTAAAGAGTTTGCTAAGCAAGCTACAGATGAGGCTATAAAGGACTTTGCAGACACTATGATGAAGCCTGTAGTTCATCTGAGCAAAGAAGGTCTTCCTAGAAATCCTATCGAGTCAACAGGAGAGACCTGTAGGCGTTGCGGAAGCTTTATGATGGTAAGAACAGGCACCTGTAAGACCTGTCAGGACTGCGGAGACACCTCAGGAGGATGCGACTAGTGAACTTAGCCTACGATCTTATTACTGGTACTGTAGCCTGGATAGACCCTAGCATACTGCCGCCTATAGATGAGGACATTCTACTTGTACATCGTAAGAAAGTTAGGCTAGGCTACAGAGGCAGAGGCGGTTACGTGAAGATAGCAACTGCTGGTTCTGTCTATACTACTCTCTGGTCTGACATCGAGGCGTGGCTACCTAAGCCTAGTCTACCGTAATGGCTAAGAAGACTCATTACAGTTCTAGAAAAAAGCTAAAATAAAGCTTGACAGTACTTAGTCATAAGGGATATAATAGATAATAGGTAGGGAAGATGACAGAGGAAGAACTAAGGGAGCTTGTTAGGCGTGTTAAAAGGGAGCTTGAGTGTGCCTGTCTACCTCCTACAGTTAAGGGATATGATAAGCTAACTAGAGCTAAGAAGTCTCTTAACGGAGTTACTGCTGTCATAGTGAGACGCGTAGATTTACTGAGCAATGAGGACTACGATAGGTTCATACTTGCTCTAGGAGACTAGTAATGTTTGAACTGCCAGAAGACAATATCGGAGAGCTTGAAGCTCTTAAGGAGAAGCTAGATCTAGTATAATGGGAGACTTCACAAAGCAACTAATCTTCGGAGGTAGTGGTAGCGGCAAGACTGTATACGCAGCAACCTCGCAAGACGTAAAATTCGAAGGCAGACCAGCTAACGTACTACTGGTCAATGCTGATAATCAACTACACTCTATCAAGTCTAGAGTTGAGCTAATCACTCACAAAGAGCTAGGTAAGGTAGACAATGGTAAGATTTCTGTTATTCGTTCTGAGAGATGGATTGACCTAGTCAAAGTGTATGACTGGCTACTCTCACCTTCTAACTGTGCTAAGTACGACTTCAGCATACTAGATGGAGTAACAGAATTGAGCGATCAGGCAGTTCAGCAGTCTGTCCCTGGAGGAGACGTAGTTTCACTCCAACCTAAGAAGGTAGAGAGACAGCACTACGGAGACGCCTACTGGATGGTAAAGAATCTATTTCGTGGATTTAGGGATCTACCTTTGCACGTTATCTATACGGCACTGCCCAAGGATCAGGAGGGAATTGATTCTAGCATACAATATCTCAAGCCAGCTCTCTATGGAAAGATGACTGAGCATGCGTGTGCACTGACTGAGTTCGTAGGGTATCTATCAGCTACACCTCAAGACGTTAGAGAGCTGTCTTTCAAGATGAGAGGCAAAATCTATGGCAGAGATAGAACTGAAGAAGGACTTCTTGGAAACAAGATAGTTAGCCCGACTGTACAGAAGTTCCTAGATTTGCTAGGGACAAGGAGCTAAGAAATGGCAGTAAAGACAGCAGATGTTTCTGGAGCACGCCGTGAGGCACTACCAGAGGACATTTACGTAGTTCAAATCATTGACGTCGAAGAGAAGAAAGGTAAGGACTCTGGCAAGACTTATTACAGCATTAGCTGTGAAGTTTGCGAAGGAGAGTATCAAGGCTACGAGCTGATGGGAATGGTCTCCCCTGAGCGAACATCGAAGAAGACAGGCAAGACTACTAATACAGAAGACTTGCTTGACATCTGCGAGGCTTGCGGCATCGACGTCCCTGACAGCGGATCGTTCGAGTACGATCCTGATGACTGGATCGGCAATAAGGTCAAGGTCAAGATCAAGAACGAGGAGTACGAAGAGCGCGAGCGAAGCAAGATTTCTCGCTGGCTCGGTGGCGCCTAGACTTTAACGACCGTGATACTAGGAGTGAGGCCAAGGATACGTCCCTAGTCCAAGGCCTCCTCCTTTCAGTTAGGAGAAGCATACATGTCATTAAGATGTCCTTTTCAAGAACTAGAAGTAGATATAGAAGATGTAAAATACTATGTCTCAACCTGTTCCTTCGAAGGTCCTCAGTCTGCTAAGTTACTGAGTAACTGTAGACATGGCGAGTCAGTCTTACTAATTTTCGAGAGTCGTATGGACTGGATAGTAAGTTTAAGACATCCTGAGAGGATTAAGGAAGAAGAAGAATCAGTTTGCTCAGCAACTTACTCGCTGTCTGAACTAATGGATATGCAGGCGGCCTTTGACCAGGACATTGTATGCTGCGACGGAGATCTTAACGAAATAGGGAGATGGAGGAAGCCTAACTAGATGCAGCTAGCACCAATAGTTCCAATAGCTAATCTTGGACATCCTTACGTTCGAGCTCAGAAGTATCAGCTGTGTCTTGCTCATCTTTATCTAGAGTATGCTCAGTATCGCAGAGCCTACCAGGAGATGTCTACAGACGGTAAGCATCATGTTATTCTTGACAACTCAGTACATGAGCTAAGAACACCGCTTGACTTTGAGACACTTAAGTGCATTCTAGCAGAACTAGGTCCTCAGGAAGTTGTCTTACCTGACTTTATTGACGATGCAGAGGCTACCTACACAAGCGGCTGCAGACGACTAGAAGCACTGGCAGATAGTCAGCTATCAGTCATGTTCGTGCCTCAGGGACGCAATCTAAAGGAGTGGCTAGACTGTCTACTAAAATTCTGTAGAGACGCAGAAGCTGCAAAGCCAGTAATAGGACTGACGCGTTATAAGTGGCTACAAGGTCAGTCACGTGCCTTACTTGCTGACATAGTATTAGATATGGGGCTTTCAGTCCACTTACTAGGCTGCTACAGACTTGAAGTAGGACGTACCTATCGTCTACTTGACTACGGAAAGGAGCGACTTAGTAAGATAAGGTCAATGGACACTGCAAAGCCCTTTGTACCTCATCTAGGTAGCAGACCTTCTGACTATTTTACTGGAGAAGGTATAGACCCGGACCTTCTGAAACGTAAGATCTGGGACTGGGGAGTAATGTACAGTGGAGCTTAAAATAGTTCAGCCCAGCTGCGAAGTATGCTCTCTTAGTGACCAGAAGAAAGTCTGGGGAGAAGGTAAGACTGGAGGTATCGTCATAGTAGGAGAAGCTCCAGGTAGAGATGAGGCTCGAGAAGGTAGACCTTTTGTAGGTCAGTCAGGTAAGCTGCTGAAAACTGTCCTAGATCTAGTAGGTATTGAAGACTACTATATTACTAACTCAGTCCTCTGTAGGACTCCTGGCAATCGTGACCCTTCAGCAAATGAACTAAGATGCTGCTCAGAGAGACTGTTTAGCGAGGTTAAGGCTGCTCAGCCGTCAAAGATTTTACTCCTTGGAAGTATTGCCACCGGACAGTTCTTAGGTAAGCCAGTCAGAAAGTGTCGCGGTGCATATAAGGAGTGGAACGGTATACCAGTAATTGCTACCTTCCATCCTGCGGCTGTCCTATACTCTCCATCAGCCTACAGAGACTTCTACAGGGACATTGAGAAGCTACTTCGAGAGCCGAAGAGTACTGACTTCGTACCAGAATACAAGGTCTTGAATCTCGAAGAAAGCCTGACATATTTATCTGAGCGCTGTGAAAGAGGAGGTAAGCTAGCACTTGATATAGAAACTTCAAGCTTCTATCCCCACCTTGATTACTTTATCTGCGTCGGAATGTCTCACGATGGTAAGACTACCTATATCATAGAGAACGATGTCATGCTCAATCCTACGATTGCTACCCTGCTTGAGAAGGCATCTGAGCGCTGTAAGGTGGTATGTCATAACGGAGACTTTGAGACACGCTGGCTACTTCACAAGTTTGGCATCAAGCTTAAGATCGAATTTGACACTATTCTAGCCCATCATGCAATAGACGAAAGGTCTGCAGATGAGGAGTTTGGCATGGAAGCTCACTCTCTAAAGGTACTAGGAGGGCACTACCTGGACCTTCCAGAATGGGAAGATGAGATGCTGCCATACAAGGGCAACTACGCCCTGGCCCCTAGGGAGATACTCTACAAGTACCTTGCCTATGATATCTACGCTACCTGGGAACTGGAGGGTATCCTAAGGCCAGAGCTAGATGAGGAAGGACTACGTGACGTCTTCTTTGAGCGAGTAATGCCAGCACAGTCTATCATAGCAGAGATGTCTGACACAGGAGTACTGATCGACTGGAAGTATATTACTAATCTAGAAGATAAGATTATGGAGGACGTTCAGCGAGAGACACTTGAGGTCTGCGAGGAGCTGAATCTTGACCCTAAGAAGTTCAACGTAAGAAGCAATACTCAGATGCCAGAGCTCCTCTTCGATAGACTTGGTCTACCTGAAGTGAGGGGGCGCTCTACAGGTAAGAAAGTAATCAATGAACTACTTCGAGACTACGATATGCCAGTACTACAGAAGATTGGCATGATACGTAGAAGACTTGCTCTAATCAGTACTAATGTTAGAGGTCTAATTGACATTATACGTGACGATGGAAGAGTTCATACTCAGTTCTTACAGCATGGTACTGAAACTGGTCGTTTAGCCTCAAGGAATCCGAATATGCAGAATGTACCGGCCCACTTCGGATTCGGAGAACTTATTAGGAGGGCTTACATTGCTCCTCCAGGATGGGAGTTCCTTGAGATCGACTACAAGCAGCTTGAGGCACGAACAGCCTGTATTTACTTTGAAGACCCTCAGCTTATATCTTACTTTCAGACAGGACGTGATATACACCGTGAAGCTGCGTCACTATATTTTAATGTGCCTCCAGAAGAAGTAACTGGAGACATGCGACATGATGCAAAGCGAGTAGTCTTTGGCATCTTCTATGGCAGGGGCTTTCGCTCAATTAGTAAGGAGTACGGTATTCCCTTTGAGGAAGCCAAGCGACGTATAGCACTACAGAATGATGCCTTTCCAGAGGCAGTAAAGTATCGCAAGAGAATTGAGGCGCAGGTAAAGCAGCAGGGCTATGTCGTATCAAAGTTTGGTCGTCGTAGAAGATTTCCTTTACTTACTGAAGACAACGTACACGAGTGCGTACTTCAGGCAATCAACTTTCCTATTCAGAGCACAGCAAGTGATATCTGTCTAGGAAGCCTAGTGAGAGTAGGACAGAAGGCTGATCGAGAGATCGCAAAGCCTTTACTTATTATACATGACGCGCTACTACTTCAGGTAAGAAGTGAGGCGTTCGAGGAGACAGCAAAATGGATAGTGGAAGAGATGCAAGCAGACCCGTTCGAGACCCCCGTGAAGTTCTTAGTATCGTGCAAGCGGGGAACGTGCTGGGGAGAGATGACGGACTTCGAGCTTTAGATGAGGCAGGAGACGACGTTGCAGTACTAGTCTCAGGAGGTCTAGACTCCTTCTTAGCTAATATGCTTTTTCGAGATCGTCAGCGTAGAGAGATCTTCTTTACTTACGGAGCCAAGCAAGAGTCTCACGAATACAGTAAGTGGCACTTATACGGAGTAGGCTGCATAGTAGACCTTCCTAGACTCAAGATTCAGGACTCAGATGAGATAGTAGGGCGCAACTTACTAATGCAAGCAATGGCGCTCTCTCTGTATCCTAAGGTGAAGGTTATTGTCTCTGGTATTCGCTACACAGGAGGCTATCCTGACTGTACACTAAATGCTCAAGTTCAGGCTGCTATTGCACTGTCTGTAGCAGCTGGGAGAGATATAACCTTGGCCTGTCTAGGAGACATGACAAGAAGGCAGACCTTTGAGATACTTAGTCAGATAGGTCTACTTGACCAGGCCTTAGACCAGACCTTTACTGGCTATACAGATTCTAGTAGAATTCTTAAGAAGTATTACTGGGGCTGGGGACCTGAAGACGGAGACTTTGACAAGGCTCAGCAAGATCGTCGTCTAGCCTACTGTGAATTCTTATTGCACAAGGAAGGACTATTACACTATGAGTAAACTAATCAAGATAACCAAGCAATTCAACTTCGAAGCCGCACACTTTCTACCTCTGCATGAGGGTAAGTGTAGAAACCTACACGGGCACAGCTATAAGCTACTTGTTACCTGTGCAGGAGACTCAGTCTATGACAAGGACAGTCCTTCCTCAGGCATGCTTGAAGACTTCTCAGTAATAAAGGCAGTAGTAGATCCTATTGTAGATCAGCTTGATCACGCCTTACTAGCTAGAAGTGAGGCTGCAGTAAGATTTTACGTAGGAGAGCCAGCACTTCAAGGTAAGGTGTACTACATCGGAGAAGACACGACTGCAGAAATGATCGCAACTCACCTACTAGAGAAGATTAACTTAGCAATGTTCAGTCATACTCCTAAGCTTAAGGCACAGGTAGTAGGCGTTACCCTGTACGAAACAGCTACTTCCTCAGCAGAGGTCAGCCGTGCCTTCTTCTAAGGCAGAAAGCAATAGACTCTATCAGCTAGGCTACTACGGCAACAAGCCTAAGACTTGGGAGACATGGGAAGACTTCTGGACAGACTCTACTACGCCTCCTTACTCACTAAGAACTATTCATAAGCCAGGAGTTAAGCTTCCTTACTACTGTCAGCCTCTGGAGAGTAAGGAGCAAGTCTATGCTCTTGTAGAACTATGGATGAAGGTGTATGAGGTGCCCTTAGCAGCTGTTACTTACTCAGGCTACACGGGAGACGAGCGCGTCAAGATACAGATGGAAGTAATGAGGAGCGAGAAGAACTATAGCCTTCGCTACTCTAGAGTAAAGAAGATGCTTCGCTTAGCCTTAGCTGAGGAGAGCTTACATCTAGAAGGACTACAAGCTCTTATCTTACTTAAGACAAATCTTTGCGAAGCAGCATACTCAAAGCTGCAGGAACTATTCGACGAGTTTCCAGACGAGATAATTGAGCTGACAGTCTTTGACTGTGCAATCGGCGACCTAGGCTGGAACACTGTAATCTGGGAAGTAAGGAACTACTAATGGATACACTAGAAAGAAAGCTTGACAGTAAAGAAGGAAAGGGATATGATAGATAATATGGAAGACGCAAAAGCCATTAAGAAACTTCCTGTGATAGAGATCTTCGGTCCTGTAATTCAGGGAGAAGGAAGTCTAGCAGGGAGACAGACAATCTTCATTCGATTCGGAGGATGTGACTACAGGTGTAGCTGGTGCGACACGCTGTACGCAGTTACTCCAGAGCTGGTCAAGGCTAACTCGACCTACATGACTACTGATGAGATCATCTACAAGGTCAACAAGCTAAACCCTAAGCGTAAGAGAGCAGATGTAAGCTTAATTACCTTAAGCGGAGGTAATCCAGCAATGCACGATCTCTATCCTTTGCTTGAGAGGCTGAGAGAGTACGGCTTTGAAACTGCCTTAGAGACGCAGGGAACAATCACTCCTAAGTGGCTTGACTTAGTTGACTATATCACGGTCTCTCCTAAGGGACCTTCGTCAGGTATGAACTTCGACTACGATAAGTTAGTAACCTTTCTTGAAGACTGTAAGGGTAAGCAGCCCTGCATCAAGATAGTAGTTGCTAACATGGACGACTTTAGGTTCGCTCTTGACATTGACGACCTAGCTGAGCAGATTCTAGAAGTTCCACGTCGGTGCTCCCCTCGCTATTACTTCTATCTGCAGACCTGTAGCCCAGTCTCCTTAGACGACAAGGACGACATCTGCAGTACCATCCTGGAAAGGACAAGGTGGCTAATTGAGACTAATGTTAAGAAGGGACGTGGCCACTTTAGAGTTATGCCTCAGCTACACACTATGCTGTACGGACAAGTAAGAGGAGTCTAGCTAATGGATGAAAAGCGAACTTTTGAATTTGAATTGACAATCGACGAACTGCACTTACTCGGCGAAACGATAGAGGAAGCCCACCTAGACGCCTTAAAGCAACTCGAATCAGGCGTGCTAGTGCCAGACGACATCGAATATTTTCGCGAGAAAGAGCGAGTTTTACAAGCTATTCTCGCCGCAACTCCAGAATGGAACACCCGCCCCTGCCTCACCGACGCCCGGTTGGCTGAGGCGTTGGCGTGGTTTGCCCCGACTGACGCTTGGCCTAGCGCAAATGACCAGTTTGAGGCTATTGCGGCGATGTTTCAAAAGGACACCGGATACCTTCGGCCCGGTAAGTCATACGCCGGCGAGGATTACGAACCGGAGGACAGAGACTTGGTTTGGGAGAACTGGAAAACTGCCAAGCGAGAAGAAATGCGAGAGATAGCCAGCCAAGCGCTAGGAGAGGTTGTATGAGTACATGGAAACCAAAGTTTATTCAATTGCCAATCGACAAAATGGCGGGTGCGCCGTGGAATCTGCTCGATGCCAGAGGATTCCGAATCGCTTGGTGTGGAACAGATGGAAACCACGAAAAAGACGGTGAATTGATCGCCAACGACCTTCTCAACTTAATCGCAATAGGCGAAGCAGTCGGAGAATTGCATGAAAAGGCATTGGAGTCTCGCGCCGCCCTCGAATCCCAAAACGCAGCGTTGAAGAAGCGGGTGGAGGAACTTGAGAATTGTGTTACATGTTTCCAAAACGCCATTGACGAATTGTCGGCGGGAATGAAATTGGCACTTGGGTCTGAGGAAGGCGAGGATGTGCTTCGGCCAGTTTTGAATCTAGCTTTGAAATTGCGCAAACCCGCAGAGCAGGAGGAAATTATGCGACAGGGAGAACTTGAAATCTATCGAGGCATTATGCGAGGAGAATTACCATGAGCGACATTGCACACATCAAATTAAACACCGCCCAGGTTGCCCAGTTGAAACATCTAGGCTCCGCATTGAGCGGTATCGACCACGGATCAGTAATCAGTGAAGCCGCGTGTAGAGAATTAATTGAACTCAATCTAGCTTGCAAAGATTCAAAGTCGTATTTTGCGACGAATAGCGGATTACACTGGCTTCGATGCGCCGAGTACGACGCCATTCCATTTACGGTGACAAACCCATGAGCGACCAACTAAACTGCACACTATGCGGACACCCTATGCCCGAAGGCGAGGAGATGTTCAAGTGCCACGGCTATTCTTGCCCCTGCCCAGGCGAACCACTTGTAGGCAATGCGCCATCTGATTCGCGTGAAACCATGAAGGCTGATTACGAGGGCTGGCTTCCACTGCGACCCCATTGGACCGAAGTATGTTTTGAGGCTTATTGCGCTGGTCGCCTAGATGAAAAGACCCGCCCCTGCCTCACCGACGCCCGGTTGGCTGAGGCGTTGGAGGCTCAAGACACTGAAGCCACTGGAGCAAGAATGAAACGAGCAGACAAAGAAACAGAAGCAAGAGCAGCAGTCGAGACACTGCTAAAGTTCATCGGAGAAGACGTAGAGAGAGAAGGACTCTGTGACACGCCTATGAGGATAGTCAGAATGTATGATGAGTTCCTTAACGGCTACGATACTGACATTCAGAAACTTCTTACTAAGAGTCTCTTTCCGGGAGATAAGTACGGAGGGATGGTCGTAGTCACAGACATTCCGTTCTACTCTCTCTGCGAGCATCACCTTCTACCATTCTTCGGAGTAGCCCACGTAGGCTACCTACCTAATGAGAAGACTAATAGAATCATAGGACTCTCTAAGTTACCAAGACTGGTAGAAGCCTATGCTCGACGACTACAGGTACAGGAGATCTTGACTCAGCAGATCGTAGACTCCTTGCAGACAGCTCTAGACTGTCGTGGAGTAATCGTAGTAATGGAAGCAGAGCATCTCTGTATGGCTATGAGAGGAGTTGAGAAGCCTGGGACAAGAACAATGACCTCGGCTCTCTCAGGTATCTACACTCAGCCTGCAGTAAGAAACGAATTCTTTGAGCTACTTAAGCTAAGAAGAGGATAAGATGAGTGTTAAGCCCATCTGGTTCTATGCTCTTACACAGGAGCAAGTAGACTATATTAAGAGACTAGAAGACTTTGCTCTTGAACATCATTACGGAGTAGGAGTAGGTTGCTGCAATTACTGCGGACAGACTCACACTTGTAAGAAGAACTGTCTCTTTACTACTATAGATACTAGACGAAAGTCTTTAGAAAAAGACTCAAAGAAAGCTTGACAGACTTAGTCTGAATGTGGTATAGTGTATTATATGAGTGAGCAAACTTCAACTCAGCCTTGGATAGTAGACAGCGATCAGCAGACAAGATTGCTGATAAACGAAGTCTATTCAGACTTCAAAGACGTTCCAACCTGTCTTTACGACTTCCAGCAGGAGGGTATTGAGTGGATGGCTAAGAAGGGACGCTGCATACTAGGAGACGACATGGGACTAGGAAAGACAGTCCAGGCTCTAATGTCAGCACGTCTACAGAAGAGGAAGAGAGTTCTTATTGTCTGTCCTAAAACAGTAAGACAGGTCTGGGCAAGAGAGATTGTAAAGTGGCTAGGCCCAGACGTCAAGTATGAGATAGTTCGTGGGACTAAGATGAGACGTATTACTCAGATGCAGGATCAGACGAATGTCTTTACTATATGCGGATACGAACAGCTTCGCAGTACTGAGGCAGCCTTTCTTGACATTGACTGGGACGGATTCATCTTCGATGAGGCACATAGACTAAAAAGTCGTAAGGCTCAGACTCCGCAGTCAGCTATGATGCTAGTAAGAAGAAACAGAATGAGTATGCTTCACTTCTTAAGTGGTACACCCTTTCTAAATCGCCCAGATGAGCTCTTTAATATGCTTAATCTAGTTAATCCTGTAGTATTCAGTAGTTACTGGGACTTTGTAGACACTCATATGATCACCTACAAGACAAGGACTCCAGGAGGAGTAAAGAAGAAGGTAGTGAAGCTAAAGAATCCAGAAGCCTTCAAAGCTATGCTGGCTCCTTACATGCTTAGACGACTTAAAAGAGACTGTCTACAACTGCCAGAAAAGACTCATGAAGTAATAGAAGTTGAGCTAGAGGGTTCTCAGCGTAAGATGTACGAATCTATGAGAGACATGATGGTAGCTCAGATTCGTGAAGATCGTGAGATTGGAGCAGCCGGCATCCTAGCACAGATAACTCGTCTTAAGCAGATTGCAGTCAGTCACCACCTCCTAGAGAAGGGGCAGAACAATATAGAGGGTGCTAAGACAGAAGCTTTGATCGACTTACTAGAAGACGTAGGGGAGCAGAAGGTGGTTGTCTTTAGCCAGTTCGCTGACTGTGTACGGAGGCTCTATAGAGTGCTGACAGGTCTAGGTTACAACTGTGCTATTCTTACTGGAGAACAGAATGATCGTGAACGTCAGGAGGCGATAGACTCACTGCAGCGAGAAGATGGAGCACAGATCTTCTTAGCTTCGACTCAGGCAGGAGGAGTAGGTATTACTTTGACAGCTGCGTCCATCGCAGTATTTATGGACTTGCTATGGACTCCAGCCATGAATGCTCAAGCTGAAGATCGTCTGCATAGAACAGGGCAGCATAATCCAGTCACGATTTACCGCATTCGTGCAGTGGATACTATAGAGTCCTGGATTGAAGCATTGCTGGGAGCTAAGCAGTCACTTTTCGATGCGGCTATACCAGTAGAGAGTCTGGCGGTGAAGTCGCTGCTAGCACAGATTCGACAAGGAGATACGACAGGATTCTGATATGAAGACACTAACTAGACACACTAAGTTCTTTCCTGCTTATGACAAGAGCAGTAAAGATCCTAGCAAGAACTATGGTATACATGGAGTAAATTTACTATTCTGGGTAGCAGGAGAAGAAGGAGCACTTTCTGTTACTATCTTCACTAACTGGCAGCTTCCTGAGGTGGAAGTAGAATTGATAGGTAAGTGCGGACCTTATTACTGCTATGGCTCACCTAGGTCAGCAGACGTCAGCTTTCATTCAAGTAAGAAGTTAGATAGCGAGTACGCAATGTATCAGCCTGAGTGTCTCTGTCTTGAAAATAAGGAGTGCTGGGTAGAGTACTCTTCAAGTCTTGATGCTCAAGAGTACTTTGATGTCTTACGTAGAGAAGGCTCTGATGCTCTCTGGTTACTGATGGAGAGTCGCTACCACGAGCTGAAACCGTCAGTCAGAACTTGAAGCACAAGAAAATGGCCCTAGGAGGTCCTGCAGGTGTGCAAAGGATTCAAAGATCCTCTGGGATAGCACAGGTCCTGCCTGACCCTCCTAGGGCAAGGATTATACCATACCTACGATACTTGTGGCCGTGGTGCCGGTGCTATTGACCCTTTTACCGGCAGTAGGAAGTAATCCCTGAACTCCTACATAGGTCACTACTGAGTTGTCTAGACCTACAACTACGACATTGCCTAGTACTCCGACCCAGAGAGCACGAAAGGGAGTAGCAAAGTTAGTAGAGTCGTGAGGAGAGACTGCATAGCCTCCTACTGCTACATTTATATCTGATGCTGATGCCATGTTAACTTACCTCGTCGAAAGCCAATGTCTTAATAGTCGGAGTTCCTGTTGTAGCTCCTACAGCCTTGATTGAAAGAGTATCTCCAGCAGCCAAGGACACTGAGTGAGTTGTGTCAGCTACGAGACCTACTGACGTTCCAGAAGTAAAGCTTACCAGAAGAGTAGTATCAGCACCGTTCTTTCTTACTACTAGTTGTGCTGTTCCACTAGCTATCGTATTAGCTGAAAGGTAGACTCTGAGGTTAGCTAGTGTACAGTTCTGAGTTATAGTGAACTCTATAGGATCCTCAGTAGAATTTAGACCTAGTGTTCCACCTGCAGGTATATAGTTAGTTGCTGCTGCAGTAATAGCCAGACCAGTAACTAAGGACATCCTAACCTGATTATAGGCTCCGACCATACTATAGGCTGAACCGTTCCAGAAGTATGTACCTCCGAGTGTCTTAGTAAAGAAGCAAATATCTGAAGGTGGACTATCTAGTGGAGCAGCAACGTCAGCTGTCTGTCTCCAGGCCATGCCACCTTTGTAGTACATGACTCCTGAAGTGTCTACAGCAGTAACTGCAGAACCAGAAGTGACGCACGACCCTAGGTAGACACAGGCACCTACCGGAGGAGTTAGTGAGTTATTTACTGAGGTTAAGGTCTTGTCTCGCTTAAGCCAGATATGAATCCTAGCCATACTAGCACTAACAACTAGTACTGTATCTGCTGACAGCTCAACGATACCATCTATGACTGCCTGTCCAGCAGAAATAGGTAGGCTAAGTGAACCTGCTGTAGATAGACTGAGTCCGCGTCCAATAGCATAGACACCTCCTCCATAGCGACCTATTAACTCCTGAGCCAAGACGTTTGCATTCAGCTTGGAAGGTACTGTGTCAGTATCTCCTCCTGCATAAGTATGCTGAACTTGTGCTCCGCTTGTTCCTAATGAGTTGTAAGCATCAGATAGTAGCTCGAGGCCACTACTTACTATAGGAATAGGAACTGCTGTTGCTAAAAGTGTTGCTGCCATTAGTTTACTCTCGTCCAGGTACGTCCTTCGTCAGATGAGTACCAGTCACTTACTTCTGCTTCTCCACTAATAAGAAAGGCTCCAAGCAAAGGATCGCTTGCATTGTAGCCGAAGTCAAGCCCGAAGGAGTCATCTTCAACTGCAAGGTCTACCCCTGCATCATCCTTGAAAGTAAAGAGCGAGGAGGGAGAAGTGTCTCCTGCTCTCTGATAAGTTCCTTGTATCTTCCCTGCTACATAGGCTGCTCTAATCATTGCACCCTGTTCAGAGCTTCTTATCTTAGGATGACTCCCTCCGGCTATAGCCACTGCTTCAGTACTCCATGTTTGACCGTCGTCGAAACTAGTCTTCTCATATACATCTGGTCCTGTTCTTACGTACAAGAGTCTAAGCGTATCTGCATAGTCCTTAGTAAGACTAGGCTCAGATGCATCTCCTACCTTAGTTATCTGAGCAGTGTGCTTCCATACTGAAGGAATCTGATGCTCAGAATAGTAAAGATATAGATCGTTGCTACTTACTGCCACCTTGTAGTATCTACCTAGCCTGGTTGCTAGATTACATACACCTGAGAATGAGACTGTACCGTCCCCATCTATAACAAGCCAGTAGGCATCTCCTGGAACAAAGTCACTGACAAAGGTACCTACTCCTGCTGAGCTTGCTTCCCAGGTTCTAGTAAAGTAGTCAGGGTCAATAAAGACTGTAGTATTCGGATCACTGTAGGGGAGCGGTACAAGGTCCCAGCCTGTAATTGCTGAAGGTGTGATTGAAGTAGACCAGGGAGTAGGCCAAGGATTCTCTACGATGTCTGTACTATCTGCACTAATAAGTCGTGGTGCTCCAGAGATTGTAGTTGCTCCAAGGCCGTTACCCCAAATAAAAGTTGCTTGAAGTCTTAGTGCTCCTCTAGGCTCTATAGAGTCCCAGACTCTACCTGCCATTGCAAAGGCTGACTTACCTACTACACTAAAGGTTGCCTCCCAGGGCTGACCACTTGACCAGTCCTTTCTTGTCTTGGTCTCTGTTACTCCAGCAAGAGGAAACGAACTCCAGCCTTGCTGTGCTTGCCAGCCAGGAACTACGTCGTAGGTATGATCTTCAGTTATAGTCCAGCCAAGTGCAGTATAGTAGCTACTTGCTAGTAGTGCAGTGTGCCACTGATCGTCAGGATAGTCAGTTCCAATAATAAGAGGGTCAGGATTGTTAGTAACAATTCCTTCTGCATCTACTCTCATTAGTGAGTCGTAGCTATAGAAGCTTTCCCCTCTCTGCTTGACCTGTCTCTCATTCGCCACCTTAAGATAAGGTATGTCTACAACTGTTATAGACTGTCCAGCAGTAAGCTTAAAGTGACATCCAAGAGAGTAGTTACGTGTCTCAGAGATTCGCGGGGCTGTTCCTGTAGTAAGATAGTCTAGCATGTCTATCTCGTAGACAAACGTACCAGTACTAAGGTTAAGATTCTTGTAGTCACTGCCAGCCCCTGCACTTATTCTTAGAAGTACTGTCTGAGGTACGGCTGAAGTAATCTCTATATATAGATACCTGAAGCCGAAGGTATTCTTACTTACTGCTGAGAGGTCAAACCTCACGGTTCCGCTGCTGACGCTAAGCGAGTTGCCACCTGTGACAGAACCTACGCCTCCAAACTCAGCATCTACTACCCAGGTATTAGCAGCCGCAAGGTCTACCTGAGGTCTATCTATCTTGTAGATTAGTCGATCAGTTACTAGCGCTGCAGGAGTCATCTTATGCGAAGGCTGATAGGGAGGTCTCTGGCTTCTACTCCAGTTAAGTTCTGCTATTACATTTACAAAGGAGCCAGGATCGTCCTCGTAACAGTTAGACCCTAGAGCTGCTTTGAAGATGTCACGTGAAGACACAACCTTATACTGCGTGGTACTTCTTACTGAAGGAACTAGACCGCCAGTCTCATTGCTTAAGAACTGGGACTTACCTACCTGAGGATCGTACGTTCTAGTCTCGTCTATAGGACTATTACCCTCAAAGACGTAGGGTGCTAGATCTGTGCTAGTGTAGGTAAGATCCTGGACTGTTATAGAACCTAGAATACCTATCATTCTTTTATCTAGCAAGTTACCGTAGTCGTCAAAGCAGCGAAGAGAGACGTCTACCTTCTGCGGCGGATAACAGTTTGCGTAGTAGTAGGCTTCGTAGTCCTGAACAGTTCCGAATCCACTAATATCTAGACTAGTTATTACTGAAGGATTAGCTCCTCCACGGGCCTGAAGTGCTGCACCGTGAGTTCCAGGACCGGCAGTCCAAGAGCCGCCGTCAAAGACTACTTCCATACCAAAGTAAGTACAGGAGTTAATAATGTGAGAACAGGCCATAGGAATTGTAAACGGCTGACCTACGCCTGCTCCGCAAAGGAACTGTCGCTGAAAGGAGTGATTGCCAGTAATTGTACTGACTGTCGTATACTCGTAGGTAGTAATATAGGTACCAGTAATGAAGTATACATCCCACCTGTCGTAATAAGTTAGATTGCCTACTACCTGATTGATACAGTCAAGTCCTAGCATAGTACCATAGTTGAAGTTTGCTCCTATAGGAGTAAAGCACTCAATATGAGTATGACGTAGATAGCGACCGCCTGAGAACCCTAAGGTAGGTCTTATGTCTAGATCTAAGGTACCTCTAGGATCAAAGAAGTGTGCGTTATAGTGATGTCCTCCAGCAGCAGCAGCATCTCCGCGAATATGACCCTCTTCCTTTACATGACAGACTTCGATAGACGAACAGGAGTAGGCTGAGGCTATACCTTTGCCTGAGAACGAGCCGTAACGTCTAGAAGGAATCCCTGCAGTTCCTAGACGAGTAATAGTACTAACAGGGTGTAGAGGTAAGGCTTTAGATGCGAAGCTTCCGTAGCGTCTAGTAAATATTCCTGTAAGAGAAGGCTGGGTTATTCGTACTACAGTTCTAACAGTCTCTTGCTTAGTTGCAAAGGCATTAGCTTTGTACCTCCTTTGGAAGTAGCCTAGTGAAGGCTGGGTAAGCTTAGCAACTGGTCTAGGATCAGGAACTCGTCCAGAAAAGTCTCCGTATTGACTCTTAAAGGTACCGTAAGCACTTCTAGCAGTAATACCAGGATAGATATCTACTGGAATATCAAGAAAGACGTCTGGGCGTGAAAGTCTTACGTCACCGTCAGGATCACTACCGTAGGGTACCTGTCTTAAAGAGACATCGTCAGACATACTACACCTGGATTACTGTAGGTACTAGACTGTTAAGAGAAGTTCCTGCCAGGTCATGCGCAAAGTCAGTGTTGTACTCCACTAGAAAGAAAGGACCTCCCTTTAGCATGTCTAGTGACCAGACTCCTGAACTGTCTGAGGTAGTCTCTCCTACAAAGGTCATGTCCTCAGTTCTAAAGACCATGACTCTACAGTTGGGAAGTGCTACTCCAGCACTGTCAAGACTATTGCCTCCAAGTCTGGCTACTAACTTGCCTTGAACTCTTACTACACTGGCAGCCATCTTGAAAATGCTAGATGCTGGATTAGCATACGCACCACTCATCCCTCCAGACTGGTACATCTTACCAAGGTTTCTAAGATTCGGTCTAATACCTTGAGAAGGCCTCCAGATTCCAGGATTAAGACACTTAGCAGATAGAGGCTCTCCAATCTTAGCTAGATTTGGCTGTACCTGCTGCTGAGGACATCTAGCAGACTTCTTCCATAGCCAGTCACCGAAAGGATTAGTAGGTCCTTGCTTTACTGGAAACTGTATAGGCATTAGTTAAGTACGTCAACTCTGTAGTTGTGAACTGTGAAGGAGCCTGTTGCTACTGTCTGAGTAAAGAAGACGTCTAGTGCACTAGCAGCTGTGTTATCCATGCCGGCACCAACTGCTGGAGTACCTACAGGTACATTCAAGAATCCGTTACCACCTGCGGACGGCAGAGGTGCTCCTACTATGGCTTCTGATGCTACCCAGGCCTTAGGAAAGAAAGTTGTAGTGGTACCAGTACCAACTGCACGACAGACAAGCAAGCAGTCAAACATCCAGGGGACAGTTGTCTTTGCAACTACGTTCAAATTGAGGGCTAGTGTATCGAAGACGATCGTAGTACCGGCAGATCCTAGACAGACATCTAGTCTCATCGTTCCTGGAGTTGTAACTACACAGGAGATCCTTCCACTCATCTGAATGTGAATAGCCCTTCCAATATAGAAGAAGTTGTTAGGTAGTACAATTCTGTTAGCAGTCGGGATACAGGAAGCACGTGCTGCTGCGGTCAGTGTAGGACCGTCTGTTGCACTCATTACTATGTTTTCTATTGCCATCTTATACTCCTTCTTCTTTCAACACCTGAAGAAAGCCTGCTGGTGCTATTTCTAATGCAGAAGACGAGTCTAGCTCCTTCTGCATATTAGTTCTCTGATTAGTAGCCTTGCCTAGCTGCTGCTTTATAATCATAGACAGTATGTCTATAGTAAGCAAGGGGTCGTCTGGTGTCTGCAGTGACAGACTTACCTGTCCGTCTTCCTGAGGCGTAACCTCAGCATGAATGATATAAGTCTCCATAGGCTGGTCTCCTAGTTGATAGTAAAGGTATCACCACTTACAGGTGCCGTAGTTAGTGCTGTGACAGTCAGGACTCCTCCAGTGGAAGATCCAGTAATGTCAGTAGCCTGTCCACGTAACGCCGCAGTAGTAGTGTCGTTGTCAAAGACTACAATCCTTCCCTTAAGCTGGTCAGTGACTGTAGGTGAGGGTGAAAGTGAAGATGTTACAATAGAGGTTGTACTTGAGGCAGTACCTACGGTACCTAATACAACTGCCTGAAGACTACGACTAAGCTGAGACACGCCGTCAGTTACATCATTGACTGCTGAGAGGTTACTACGCACTCCTGCTCCAGTTCCATTTATCAAGGAGTCAAAGACTGCTGACGGTACAATCTGAAAGACACGATGTACAGGCAAGGCACCAGGTTCGTGAATAGCAACAATCAGCTGACCAAGAGTATTAGTGTCTGTGGCATCTAGCTTACACTCGTACCAGCCATTCTCTTCATGACTTAAGGAGGTAGCCTCATTCTTCTGAGCCCATGCTGCATCGTTCTTGGCTATACGTACTTCAGACTGCGTTATAGTAAGAGCAGTTTCAGCAGTCCTCTGATCTGTGTCGTCAAGAAAGGGACCTATCTTAATGTCGATTGCTGTACTTTGCTTGAGGTATATCATTATCTAACTCCCTCCTAAAGGAGCCTGACCTAGTCCGTCGTAGCCAAGCATGTAAAAGAACTGTCCAAAGGTTGGGCTGGCTGAGTCGATGTCCTGTATAGGACTAACCATTCTCTGAGGAAAGGCTACTATTTCTGAGTGTCTTCCAGTTAAGGCTGCCTGACCAGCCAGAGTTCTTGGAGATCTGTGAGAGGTACCAAAGACCTGGGCGGCTAACTGTCTAAGCGCTCTACGCTTTGCGTCTAGTGACTCCATTAGATCCTCGGTGCCTCTACTTCGTACTGAGCCATCTGTACATGATCCTTTGCATAGGCAGGGTTTACATTCCTAATCAGGAACTGTTCTCCATTTACTAGTACAGGGTCATAGTATCTTAGAGGTCTACGCTTATTACTGTCATCTTCATGTTCTATTAGTACTAGTGGAGCCTGAAAGGTAACCATCTTAATAGCATGAGCAGCTACGTCATAGATGCGTCTGGCTGTCCAGTTAACTGCTCTCTCAATGTCTTCTTCAGACTTAGCTCCTCCTGCTAGTGCTGGATTCATAACGAACATCTTTACTACTCTACCAAGATAGTCTGGATGGTTCGTATCTAAACCTCCTGTATTAAGAAAGTCGTAGCTAAAGGGATTGACCAGTACTGAAGTCATTCTACGTGGAGTTCCCTGAGAGGTTAGAGCTCCTATAGTACTTACTACAATCAGATTGGCCTCAGGTGGCTTAACCCATGAGTACATTGAACCTTTCACTATGGGAGCCGTAGGCGTTGACTGGCTATAGCTAGTTAGTGACATTACTGGAGCACCAGCACTAGCCTCACTTCCGTAGACGAACTCTGCCTTATTACTGTAAGTAGGTCCTACAGATGGTGCTATAAGCTTCCACTTTCCGTAGGTGCCAGCATTAGCATCGAAGTAAAGAAAGTGACCAAGATACTCATCTACCATCTTAGCAATGGCGTCACCTAATGGAGTAAGAGGCTCCATGAAGGCCTTTGAATTAGTATCCTGAGAAAAGAGACGTACTTCAAGATCTGGTATATCTGTATCAAAGCCGCACCAGCCAAGCATGTCTCTTACTGCATCAGTTACCTTGTAAGGAAGATCAAGCTCGTAGTCCCAGAAGGCTTGTCTTACCTCGCTGACGTTCTCTGCTAGACGCTGCCAGCATCCAGTAAGAGAGACTTCAAAGTGCTTCCAGTCTGGAGCATAGGGTAGGTTCTGCGAGCCCTTCTTCTGTGCATTAGCTCTTACAGTATAGCCACGAAAGAGAACGCATCTATTAGGAGGATCACTGAAACTGTCTCCCCATTCAGTTTCTATACGAGTTCCGATAGATCCTCTAGTAGTAAGAATACTGGCATCGGCTAGTATGTTAGCAATGCTTACATCTGCAGATTCATGCGACGGGTCTCTTTCCTGTCCAGTAATAGAAATTTTACGAAGATTAGCAAATTCCTTCTCTCCTACGGAAAGAGTCTGTGCTACTGGATTTCTGAAGCACTTATACGCCTTAAGAATTGCTGACTTACTTCCGTCTCCAGTAAAGAAGGCCTTAGCATAGAACGAGTTAACCCCCTCAGGACACTGATAGATTCTATACTTACCACTGGCTCCTTCTCTAACCTGAACTAGTTCAGCATCAGTATCTGAGCGATAGAGCCTCATTGTCAGCGTACAGCCCTCAGGCTGACATCTTGACCAGGTCAGTGCTATGTCTTCTTGATCTGTAGGAAAGAACTCCATTGAGAAGGGATCGTCACGAAGCTCTCCTTCAGTAGGAAACCTGTCCCAGGCTAGTGAGACAGAACAGCGTAGGTCACGACGAATGTCTACACGAAGCGGCCTCTCAAAGATAGTAAAGACAAACTTTCTTATCCTCGGTATTCTGTAGGTAACTGAAGCTAGCTTGTTACCTCCTTCTAGAACCCGCATAATGTCTGAGACATAAGAAAAGAAAGACTGCCCGTCAGTATGTCCTAGTCTGAAAGTAATTGCTCCACCTGGACCTGTCAAGGCTGAGAAGCATGATCGCTTCTGTATTACTACAGTATGAAAGACCTGACCTGGCTGATTGCCAGTAGTATATCTGAAGGTGAAGCGCTCAATCCAGGTATCAAAGCCAAACTTACGTTCGTACAGAGTGGCTCTACCGTCTCCACGAAAGGCTACTGCATAGCTTCCGTCTCCAGTTCCATTTTCGTCTAGTCCAGGATTGGCTGTAAAATACAGTGTAGCAATCTTATTAGCATTATGCTGTAGTGCACCAGGACAGTAGAAAACGAATATGATGGACTTGTCAGGAGAGTCAGACTCATCTGAGACGATAGCCCTATCCATTACTAGGGTATCTTCGTCTGTTGCTGGAGATGGAAAGGCTGACTGATCAGCATCTAGTGCTGAAGCCCAGGTGTCTCCTCCTGAGACATCCTTCTGTATCATAGGAAGTCCAGCTGTTAGTAAGTTAGCAGATGCTCCAGTAGCAACATCTGGCATCTCTGTATTACTAGGAGCCCTATACCCTTTCTTACTAGTAAAGCCTGTTGCTGCGAAGAGACCGCTTCCGATATCTAGAACGTGACTACCGAGCTCAGTTCTTTCAGTAAGATAAGATACTCTCTCAGAATGAGGTCTTAGAGACCATCCTAGATCTGGAACTAGTGAGACGTTAGATAGCTGAGCAGCAGTAGTCCTTGCAATTTCTCCGCAAATTCTTTCTATAGAGAAGGCAGGCTCAGTAAGTACTTTATCGTCCATGTCAAAGACGACATGAGTACGCCTATTAGGTGTAACCTTTACCTGAATCTCATTAGATCCGAAGCCTGGCATTAGAGTGAAAAGGCTCCTAGTCCTCGTGCATCGTTCATTAGACTTTGCTGGATACCGTACCAGGCCCAGCCAGGAGGAAAGGCCTTAGCAGCTCTTCCTTGCTGATTACCTCCAAAGATACCTACTGCATCACTAAACTTATCTACTGAGTCCTTGAAGTCCTTCTTTGCCTTGTCATCTTTATCTAGACCTAGCCACTCACGAAGCTTCTTCTTAGGAAGATTCATGTACCTCTGAATCTCAGCAGCAATCTCAGCCATGGTCTTAAAGTCAGCAGCAAGCTTATTCAGGAAGGGAGTTAACGTCTGAAGAATAGGTAGTGCAAGCTGAGATAGTAGACCTGTAAAGTTCTGAGTAAACTTACCCCAGGCATACTTATATTCTGCTAGGATGCCTCGATCGTCTTGATTGTAGGAATGTACTCCAGTACCAGCAACTGCTTCTTTCTGGCTTGCTCGACCAAGGTCTCTCATAGGAAGAAGATGTTCTAGACCAAGTGAGCGAGCCATGAAGAAAGCAGCTCTGTCGTCCTTGATAGACATTAGTGACTTAAGCTGCTGAATGAGCTGACTAGATCCTCCAGGCTTCCTACCAGCAGCACTAGCTATGCTTTCTGTAGAAACTCCAAGAGCAGCAGCAATACCAGTTACGCCTCTAGCACCTGCTTCACTGGCTCCCGAGAACCAGAAGGCCTTACTCCACTGATCTACTCTCTCTGCTGCCTGCTGAAGAATCTTATGGAAGAACGCAATGGCTTTCCAGCCTGCGTACAGACCTGCTATTACTAGTCCAAGTACTAAGCCTGCCTGACCGAACTTAGCCATCATAGAAAGAACAGAAGCCGCACCAAAGCTAGAGCCTGAGGATGCTCTTACTATTGCTGAGGGAAGGTTACTTAGATTAAAGCCCTTAGGAGCACCAGGTCCTACGCCGCCTCCAAGTCCTCTAGCAGCACCTGCAGCAGCACTATTTATACCTCCAAGACCAGACTGTACTTGCTTCAGCTGATGTATAAGCTGACCTATACCCGGCATATTAAGTAGTATGTTCATAATGTCTGAAGGTCCTCGTAAGGATCGTCTGGCAAAAGCTGATGCTCAGTCGTTTCACTATAGACGTCTCTATTAACTTCTATAATGTCGTTAATGAAGGCAGTACCTAAAGGCTCAAGTTCAAGTCCTTCTCTCCCTGCAAGTCTCTCGTTAATACTCCAGAGAAGACTGTCTCTTCTAATGTCTAGTTCGAAGTGAGAGTGGCAGTGTCTAACATATGTACGGAGGATTGATCTATAGACTTCTCCTCCGTAAGCAAGTTTCCCAGCGGTCCTTCCTTATTCAGTCTAGTAGAAACTTCTCCAAGACGATTCCAGGCTGAAGGCATTGTAGCAGCAATTTGAATAAGCTCAATAGGCTCATACTTCTCATGCTCAGGACCGCACTGCATGACGTAGATAGCAGATACAGTTCCTATAAGATTCTCTGACAGTTCAATGCCTGGGAAGTGAAGAGGTAGAGGAGCTTTGTCGTCGTTTAGCTCGCCTGTCATGTAAGTTCCTATTAGCCGAGTAGCAAGATCTACTGAAGCATGATAGGAGAGAGCATCTAGTGCTTTTAGCTCCATCTCTAGGACTACATCTGGATTCGACTTATCTCTAAGCTGAACCTTGGAAGTCCTAGCTACCGGTCGCTGAAGTGACGATACGTTGATTTTAGCCATAGATTATCCGTAGACAGGATTAGCAGCACCAATATCTACTGGTTCTAGCTGAAAGGTACCTGTAACCCTAGCTTTTACTGCAGACATACGATAGTTACCAGCAACTGCGTAACCTGTCCAGGACTGTGCCCCACGAGTAAGAACTAGCTTAAAGACATCAGCACCGTAGCCTGCCTGGGCAAGTAAGTTAGTACCTGCTGACTTCTCAAGTTCTGTTATTCGATAGACAGTACCTCTTTCAATGATTACGTTATTTTCTACTGGTCTGTCCATTGCAGAAATGTTCTCAAGAGTATTTCTACTCTCTACTTCGCATTCCTGCATATGTCCGTACATAGTTGCAACTGGAGTCGTGTCAGACAAGACGCCAGTTGAAGTGTTCTGAGACTGAGGCGTCAAGGTAAAAGCCGTAATATGCTTACCTATAGCCCATAGTGGAAGTGTAGCCACTTTATTCTAACTCCTTAAACGCTCGTTCTAACGCCTGCTGAATGTTTCTTTGTCTGACTGGTTCCATCTTCTTCTCTAAAATCTCAAAGGGACTGTGAGCAATCATTCTCTCTGTTCCGCCTTCTAGAAAGTGTGCATTAGGCGAAGTGTTCCTTAGCTCTCCGAAAGTGTCTCCGAAGCCGTAGAACATCTCAACCTCCCAAGAGTCCTTATACTCACCTGTCTGCTCATTAACTATTGCAGTAGGTAGCGGAGGTCTCGGGTCTTTAGTTGAGTAAGGATGTCCCATCTTTCGTAGCTGTCTTAGCTTGAAAGGTCCCTGCGAAAGCTGAATAGCTAGATCCTGTCCGTATTGCAGAGTTCTCAGTTCTGCCTTGCCTAGCTCTCTCATTATAGCAGCAGCTAGGTCTACATAGGCCATTACGGAACCTCACCTACAAGTAAGTCTACCTGAAGTCTTCCAGCAAAGAGACCTGTATCTAGATCAAAGAGGATTCTATTTACTGGATGAAAGGGACTTACGTCAATTCTAGGATGCTCGTGCATACACTGAAAGCCAGTACTAGAACTAGAAATTAGTGCACTTCTCAAGTCTGCTAGGCTTGCTGTCATTGTAGCAGAGACATCTGTTTCTCCCTCAGTAGTAATAATACGATAGATGTCTGTCGGATAGAAGAAGGATGTTGAAGCCATACCGTACTGATCTGTAGGTCTTCGCTCAGCTACGTCTACTATGGCATAAGGTCTAGCAATCTCTACAGGACCGCCAGTAGTCATCTGAGACTCGAAGTTGGCACGATTGATCTGACTCATTCTATAGATACCACCTGCTGATGCTAGATCAGTCCAGGTAGCATTGATTAGTGTAGTCAGTGCTGTATAGAACGCAGGATCGAAGTTACTCACTAGGACACTCCATTAGGTGGCTTAGGCTGTTCTACAACTTCCACAGCAAGGTAGTTTGGAATTCTATCGCCTGAGCTAGGTCTGTTCATTGCTAGGGCTTTTACTAAGTAAAGCTTATTCACGTCAGGATGTCCGTGAGTAGTTAGCTTAATAATATAGCCGTCACTTATTTCCTGTCCTACGTCAAAGTGGAAGATGTCCTGAGACCTATCTATCGTTCTACCTATAGGAGAAGTACTAGTGACTGTACTTGAAGAGAAGTACTTGCAGGCTACAGAAGATGCTACTAAGTCCCAGTCATAGTCCTTCTTAAAGCCCTCAGCAGTAGTACCTGACAGTCTGACAGGCTTCCAGATATTACACGTATCAGTATAGAGATACGTCTGTCTAGTAGTAAGAGGCATTACATCATCCTACGAGACTTCTTACGAAGATGCGTCTGAAGAGGTTTACTGTAGTTTGCCAAGGCTGCAAGATAGTGACGATGCCAGCTATTAGCTTCTCCTGGTAAGGTAAGGTCTCTCTTCTCCATTACGTCTCGCTCAGCCCAGCTACCAAGCCTTCCACTAGGGTTAAACAGACTCTCTGCTGCGATACGCGAGGCTGCTTCTTCTACTACTGCCTCCCATAGATCGTAAGGAATAGTAGACCCGTATCCCCAGGTTCCTGTTACCTTTATGTTCTTTCTACCAGCAGGGAAAGAGTCTAGCCATACACGACCTATAGCCGGTAGCGAGCCTTGGAAGATTACAATTCTTGTCTTCGGATATAGATTATCTACTGGCTCATAGGCTACACTTAGAGAAGTACCAGGTGCACCTAGATAGCCAAGAATCTGAACATCAGTGACATCTACATACTCATCTACATCCTGCTCTGCTGTACCTGAACCGTCGAAGTACCTAATCTCTCCAGCAGAGCCTGCAACAAACTGACGCTTAGTTATCTGAGTGACTTGCTGAGCCACTGCAGCTACAACTTGAGTATAGTAAGCAGCAGTCACTTCAGCTCTAGGCGTGATTCCTGCTACTGCTAGCTTAAGATCAATGTCAGCTTGCACAGGCCATGCGTTGAGATTAGGCATCTTCTTTCTTAGGCTATTACACCTGTTCCGAACTCAGCCTCGCTATAGGAGACTGGAGGCTTGGTAAAGGTCTTCATGTAGACAGCAAGACCTTCATCATAAGGAAACTCAATCTTAGAGAACCCTTCAATGTTCTTCTCAGTGAAGTTTCTAGGTCCCCACCAGGAGACTGTATCGTGAATTACTATACACTTGGCTCCTAGCTTAGCTGCAAGGTCAAAGTCGTGAGATACTCCAGCTAAGGAGTGATCTCCGTCAATGAAGGCAAAGTCTATAGATGTAGCAAACTCAACTTCAGTACTCTTGCCCTGCATTATATAGACACCTTCAGTCAGACCAAGCATGGTCAGATGATTATGTACTATAGCAGCATTAGAGCCTGGAAGTGAGAAGTCGTCAACGATGTACAGATCACCGCCTCCGATCTCTTTAAGTGCCTGAGCTATATGAGCGCTCATGTACCCTTGCCAGCATCCTATTTCGAGACAGACCTGAGGTTCTAGACTGAGGATCAGTCCCTGTACTAGCTTGGCATGACGACGACAGAACAGATTTGGAATCTGCTCTACTTGACGATTGAAGTTCATTTACTATCTTCTCCATTACACTGCCCCAGTCTCCTCGCTTTGACTGCTTAAACAGTCTAGCACTAGGATACCAAGGTGAATCTTCTCTTTCGAGAAGCCAACGCCATTCTGATGAGAATGGAAGCATGATAAAGGTAGGCACTCCAAGCGCTCCAGCTAAGTGCGCAATGGCTGTATCTACAGATATGACGAGGTCTAGAGTCTTGACGAAGGCTGCAGTAACAGCCCAGGAGCTAAATGACTCTGCGACTGAGATAATTCCTGACCCTGCTGGAGGTAAGAAGTCTTTCTGAAGTGAGAAGATCACGGAATCTTCACTTTTAGTAAGACAGATAAAATCTTCAACTTTTGCAGATCTGTTTACGTCGTTAGCATGAGCCTTTCTTCCCTGCCATGCGATTCCCACCTTGAACTTACTGTCTGTTCCTTTATCCTTATGGAACTCTTGCGCCTGTCTTACTAGCTCCTGTTCAACTGGTATGTAGTCACAGTCAGAAGGAATATCTGAGACTTTATCTATGCCCAGGAGTCTTGGCAGACTAATTAGTGCTATGTGATGTTTAACTTCAGAAGGTATACTCTTGTCCTTTGTCTGAGCAATTACTTCATCTGCCCCTTCTATCTTAAGCATTAGAGAGACAAGCATCTCCTGTACTTCGAAGATGATACGTAGACCAGGATAACGATTCTTGACCAGTCTTACTAGACGTGAGAATTGAATCGTATCTCCGAAGCCTTGCTCAGACCAGATAAGCAGCGTATCTCCCACGTTGTAGATACCTGTCCACTCTGGCTGTAGTGTCCTTAAGGCTCTCTGTCCGTTGACCACTCCCCATCTGTAGTGCTCCCAGCCTTCTTTAAGTCTACCTTGCTGTAGAAGCCAAAGTGAGTAGTTCCAGTGTGCTGCTGGACAGGATGGAGAAAAGTAAAGAGCCTTTTTGGCAGCCCTACCTGCGTCCTGTATCCTTCCTAACTGTCCTAGTATTGCATTCTGACAGACGTAGGAGTTGCCGCTATTAGGCTCAAGTGCTATGCAGAAATTGATTGCATCTAGTGCTTCCTCATAGCGATGCATCTCTCCTAGTAGGATAGCATAGTGACGAAGCGGTTCTGGTTCAAGAGGCGATACTAGAAAGAAGTCTTGGTAGGCTTGTAAGGCTTCTTCTTTCTTACCCTCTTCATGTAAACTTACTGCATGTGTATATAGTGCGTCTCTATCCATAGCTGGTCTTTATGTCTAGAACCTCTAGGGGCCCCTGAGAGTAGAGGCCCCTGAGAGTGAGGGAAGTGAAGGAGACGGAACTACTGAGTAGCACCGCGTGCAATTCCTATATAGGCGTTGTACGCGATTGTCGGAGTTCCTGATGTCACTGTCTGAGTTATCGTCAGGCGGACGTACCTCTTACGAGTGGTGAAGGGAATGTCCTGCTCGTTAGTTCCAGCAGCTGTAGCGCCGGTCAAGGCGTCTCCAGTAGTCAGGGTAGTCCAGGCCGTACCATCATCAGAATGCTGAATAGTAGGCGTGAAGACGTTACCTGCAGTTCCAACTGACTGATGGTTAGTAACGATTAGGCGTGCGAAGAGACCTCGTCGCGGAGTCTGCGTCTTCAGGTCAAAGGCTGACCCGTTGAACGTCGCAGTCTTCGTGACTTGGGCTTGAAGTTCACTATTAGCGTCGTACACTTTTTGGTTCCTCCTTTAACCTTTACGACATCTTGATGCCGTAGATGCGTGCCATGCCACGAGTGTGCTGGCTGTAGATACCGAAGGCCCAGTCAATCAGCAAGCGATAGGTCGAGCCTCCGTTGCCAATAAGACCAACGTCCTTTGGCGACAGCGGGTCAAACTGCCAGCCGAACACGTGCTCCATGTCGTAACGCACGAAGTACATGCTGGTGTACGTAGATGCTCCTGCTGCTCCAGTTGACGTCTCAGTATTGAGAATGATGCGAGTGGACTGATCTGCCTTACGACCGATGTCTTTGACCTTTGCATTCTTATACATTTCGATAGGACGATCGAAAGCGTCCTTCGTCATCGTAAAGCCCGCTCCAGCACCGAGCAAGCGTATTGCTCGTTCGAATCGTCGCTTCAACGTGTCATTGAGATAGATCGTAACGTTCTCGCCGTTGGGAGACCCCATATAGTCGAGTGCCGTCTGAACCAGCTCAATGAAGTTATTGGCTGTAGCTGCCGTCATACCAGCCTGAGACATGTCAACGCCGCCACCGTCAATCTTCATTTCTGTCTGAAGACCGAATGCAGCTGCGTTATCTAGTCGAAAACGCATTCCTACGAATGCGTCATCTTCTCCAGTGATATGATCGTTGTTAATCCACTTGTCGTTGATGTCGTAGTTAAGCGACTCCAGATAGGCGTCTGCTTGTGCTCCACGAGGGTCAACGATCTGATTCTGATCTTCAACAAGGAACCGATCTACGTCGATCGCATTGCGAACTACGTAAGCCTGTTCTTGGTACGGGGTCGGAGTGCCTGAGACTACCGTCGGATCGACGTTGATCTTTGACCAGGTCGGAGTTGGAAGGCTTCCTTCCCATCGAACTCCGTTCGAGATCATCGTTTTCTTGTCGATTAGAGGTAGGTCGTCAAGCACTTTTGCGTTCCTGAGTAGAGACCAGGTGATCTGCTGAACCAGCGGGTCATTACTCATAACTGCATACTGCGCTAGTGTTAGTGCAGATGTCGAAACGGGCATGCTGTATTACCTCCTTAGATTTTTCTCCATCGACCGGATGGGACGGTAGTTAGTTGCTCTCTGCTTACTTAGCCGCAGGTGGCGTAGTCGGTGCAGGGGCTGCAGGTGCAGCCGACTTAGTGACAGGTTGGCTAAGTGCCCTGTTCCAGCCCGGAGGACCCTGCTTAGGATCCCAGGGTTGCTGTTCTCCAGCAACGGGAGTTGCTGAAGTTGAGCTAGGTACTTGGCCTGAAGGGTTCGTTATCGTACCGACAATCTGCACGTTCGGTTCTTGAGTTCCGATGAGAGATTTTGCGGCTTGAAGAGCCCTAATTCTTTCTGGCAGACTTCCAGCACTAGAAGCACGCTGAAGAACCTCACGCTTATCTTCAGGAGCTGAGGCTAGTTCAGCATCATATAGCTCCTGTAGAGTAGCTGCTGCAGTTGCGGCTTCTGCTGCCTGACCTGAGAGTTCTGCGATCTTACGATCCTTCTCTTCAGATTCAAGTCGAAGTCTTTCTGCTTCAGTTAACTTTTCACGTTCAAGTTCAAGAGCACGGGCTTCTGCAGCCTCACGTGCCTGACGCTCAGCAGCGAGTTCAGTATTCTTAGCATCGATAGCAGTTCGCATCGACTGAATAGTTGAGTTGTTCTGTGAGGGGTCTGTAGTGTTTGGCGGGACTGAGGACAATTCTTATCTCCGTTTTAACTGCCGGGAGCAGATTCTTGACTGTAGTAAGGAAAGATCCAGTCTAGACTAATGTCTTCTCCAGCCTGTTCAAGCTGAGACACGATCTTACGTACTTCCTTAACTGATTCAATCTGGTCGAAGATCATGCTGTCAATGAGACCACGTACGTCTGCGGCTTCAGTAAGAGCAATCTCCTTTAAGCTGTCCATCACTTCAAGCTCAATCTGGAGCATCTTGTAGGCGACGTCAGCTATCGTAATGTAAGAAATCTGAGGCACTTCCAGTACTAAGGCTGGAGCCTCCTGACCTAGATAGCAAGTAATGAAGTCTACGATCTTATCGCAGTGCTTCTTCTCTTCCTCCACGCAGCGTCTAGCATAGTTGTATAGACATCTGAAGCCGTGAAGGTCAGCCCAGTAGGATATAGCAATGTACTCAGACATTGCAGAATATTCTAGCTGAGCCTGCTTAGCGAGCTGGCTTTTCATCGGTCAACTTAGTAACGGTAACGGTAGGCTCTTCGCTACCTTCATCTTCGTCATCTTCGTCATCTTCAACAAGAGTGACTTCTGCTGCTTCTTCTACAGGCTTTTCAGGTTCTGCATAGACATCTCCGCGAACGAAGATTGCGCAGTGGTTCTCTGGTGCTTCAGCGATGCGAATTAGCGGTACTCCGATTCCTGGAGTTGCCCCGTCCTGTATAGGGAACGGATATCCGATATAGACAATGTCTGTCGGTTCTCCAATCCACTTACACTTAGTCGGACTTCCTCCGAATCCAGCTGTCTCAACAACTTCGACTTGAGCAATATGCTTGTCTACAATCATTTGATCTAGCCAGACTCGATCGTAAATCGGAGCAGTAATTAGACTGCTTTTCTTTGCTGCCATTATGCGACCTCCTCTTCTTGCTTGTTCCTGTAAGTAGACCTCGGGCTCATTACACCGTTGGCGTTCTCTAGGTAACATCTACAGTTAGTACTGCACTGAGTTGCTCCCATCCCTGGTAGCGTAGGTAGCTCAGACAGTCTATAAGGACTACCAGCAGCTAGCTCTGGACAGTCCTTGCAGTGATTCTCGTTCGGGCCTAGTCGCCAGAAAACGATCGGATCTGCGTCCGAGGTCAGTCGTTCAGCCCATGCTTCATTTGCTGAACCGTAAAGTCGTGCTGAGTAAAGATGTAGTCTAGATAGGATAGACTGCTCTCTGAGATCGTCTGGAGGTCCGTAACGTCCTGTAGATATGTCAGTAACAAAGTCATAGAAGTAGGTCATCTGCTCTTCAATCTGACTTTCTCCATGAAGGTAGTCAGAAGGCTTAACTTCCTTCTCCTCGTCTCCTGCAAAGTTACGACCTACGTAGCCAGCAATGACATGAGCATCTCTAAGACTTGACAGAACCTCCACTGCAAACTCATTAAGATCTAGCTTTCCCTTAGACAGCTGTCGCACATAGACAGCTAACTCTTTATCTAGATCTTGAATAGTAGAGTCTAGCAGCCTTACCCAGCGCTGCCATCTTCTTTCACTTGCAGATTCGATGCTTCCACTTTCTCCTTCATACTACGCCACTTCTTATCAATTAGTGACCTAGCGTCATTCTTCTTTTGCTTAGCAATACCTCCTTCTGCTCCTGGTCCTGCATTAGGATCTACTGGAGGCTGCCAGTCCTTCATCTTAGCAACTAGTTCTTCTACATCTACAACCTGCTCAATGTCGCAGTATTCACGAACAGCAAGTTCATGATCTACGTAGCCTGACTGTTCAGCCATGACTAGGCGTTCAAGGGACACGAACTTCTCCTGCTCAGTAAGGTGGAAGTACTGAGGCCAGTTAAGTTCAACTTCATAGCTTTCTAGACTATCAACATCTACAGATGCAAAGTCCTTGATACCTGCCTTCTTACACCCTAGCGCAACCTTTTCTAGGAATAAGACAATACCGTCGTCTCCATAAGTCTTACGCTTCTCATCTGTAGCAATGATTAGCGGTCCGTAGAGCTGGGCTAGTACAGCCTGAGTAAGATTACCTTTATTAGTGATCTCGTCCTGATGTAACTCAACATGACCTACTGCATCGTAGATCTGCTTACGAAGATCTTTGGCATACTCAGTAATATACGGACGTAGCTTGCCAGCTGGCTCAAGCATGTCCACCTTACCCTGCCTTCCTTCTGCTCCCTCAGCTAGAACATCTGTCTTAAGTGAGAGACCCTGTCCAGGTGCCAGGGGCTTATCCAGATCGTCTCTATCAGCCATCAAGTCAATGTAGACTGGAGTAGGCTCAGAATCAAACTGATTACTCCTATCCATGAGATGATAGGCAAGGTTTACACGGTCAAATATTCTATAGTAAGACCAGAGATCACCTACTCCCCAGGTGCTGTCTGATTCTACATTACGAATTACTACAGCAGGAACTAGTCCAAACGGATTAGATTCTCGCTTCTCCTCTTGCCACCTGTCAGTAAGATCAGGATCACTACCTCCTGATACTACAAAGGATGAACCGTAGGAGAAGGTTCCGTAGCTAGAAGTAAGAGACAGAGGCCTTATGATAGCTTCTAACGGCTTGTAGTGAACTATCTGCTGATCAGTCCACTCTTCACGATAGAAGTACCACTTATTCTCTGCTGCTTCGTAGTAAGGAAACTGAATCCTAAGCATCAAGATCTTGTCTTGATCTATAGGATCAAAGAAGACTCTACAGTTGTCTATAGGACTCAGTAACGAGAAGCGAAGACCTTGTTTTGCATCGTAGGCAAACTTCAGAACCATAGTACCTTGAAGTGCTGCCTTCTCGGCTCCAGCAACCATCCTAGTAGGCATTCTGTTTACCTTCCAGGCGTCATTGAAGATTTCCTGAAGCTTCTTGTTACCCTTAATAGTAAAAGTGAGCTTACGACCGAACAGCCACTTAGCACCGGTTCTGACTATTCCCTTAGCAAGAGGCATACATCTTGGATACGGGCCTCTTTCTTCTGTCTTCCAGTCCTGGAAGTGAAAGGCAGGATACGGATCTAAAGTGTGATAGGCGTTAGCCTGTAGAGCCTGAAGCTTTATCTGGTCGTAGCCTGCGGGCTTAGTACGCGTATTGATTAGCGCATTGCCACGAAAGACTGCTCTATCATCTGCAGAAACCTGAGTCTCTGGCAGCTTTCTTGGCCCAGACATCTTAGACAAATCCTCCTGACTTTCCTCGCCAGCCTGTCTTTCTTGAAACAGGTCTCGGTCTTAGTACTAACATACCGCAGGCTATAGCTAGCGACATAACCCTATCATCATGCGTTCCCTTCGCTCCTCCAGCCTTTCCTCCTGGTAGCTTATTGAAGGTCATACACTCACGAATAGTATGCTTACAGTTAATCTTGATACTACGCTCTTCAAGCCACGTTGCTAGCTGGTCAAGTGCAAAGAACTTTGTCTTCTGAGTAGTAGGCCAGCCAGGCTTACGAATACGCATCTTCTTCTTCTCGTCATACTCCTTATGCATATAGACGCCACTAAGCGGGTCTGAAAGTGTCATTCTGGGATAGTCAGCACTATGCAGAATGGAGTTGATAACGGCGTGTCCGTGATTATTTCTTTCAACACCAAGAAGCGAAAGTCTGTACCAGGTAGCGAGCTCGGCAAGTAAAAGTCCGTAGTCGTGGGTATCCCATCTTCCATGTAGATGAGCAACTTGCTCAAACGTTTCTGCGTCAAGTACGTCTGCTGAGTCGTAGTCGTGATTTCCGTCTTCATCAAGGCCTTCCGCCGTGTCAGCACTGAGCACGTACTTCTGTCCTTTCTTAGGTCGCTCATAGATCTCAAGCTGATTCTTGTTAAGTCGTCTTAAGAGCTTATACCTCTCAGGTATTTTAGGTTCTTCCAGTGCTGGCTTACACTCTACTAAGAGCTCCCTAAGTCTTTCATGTATGAAGTACGGGCTACCAGTCGACAGGAAGGCTTCCTCAGGAGTAAGAGGATATTCTTGAGGGAAGTCCTCCTTAATCTCCTTAACCTTATTGCGTCTCCAGTTAATCTGCTCATTGCTTAGTCCGTGAGCCTTGATAAGCTTTTCTTCTTCTACTGTAGGCTTAAAGTCTTCATCTTCTATAGGTCGCTGATACTCGTGATGCTGAGCCCAGGAGAAGAACCTTCCTGTAAAAGTGGATTCTCCTTCTTCAGTAAGGAGCCACTCAGCATGAAACCAGTCACCTACGCCATTGGCAGTGGATTCGTAGAAAGCACTTCCTGAATAAGGAACTGCCTGCATAAGAGAGGTGACAATACGCCTTGCGTCAGGCCAGAAGCCAACTTCAGAAGCGTGAACGAGGTTTATCGTACTAGACCTTCCAAAGTCCCTTTCACCTGCAGTTCCTACATAGAACGAAGAGTCAATGTCAGGCCAGTAGTATTCTCGTCTTGAGGCATACTTTGTACGAGGTCTCTTGTCTTCTGGCAGACCGTCATAGAACCTCTGAATCATCTGAAACAGACGTTCAGTACTATCTGCCTTATGAGCAATAACTGCAGCTTGCGTATAAGGAGTGTTTACTGTCTCGCAGAACATTAAGGCGGCTATAAGGGTAGAAAGACCTTCCTGTCGTGCCTTAAGAATAAGCTCTCTTAGACCGTGTAATCTAATGTCTCCGTTTCTCCAGTTAGGCAGCAGCTCGTCTAGATATCTAGTCTGAACTGCATTAGGCTTAAAAGGTACTGACTCACGCTCCTTAGTACGAATAAAGAGATCGTCTAAGGTCACTAGAGGCCTACCCTCATTTAGCGGTGACAGTGTCTCAGCCAGATTTGCAACTGTTCTACTAAAGAGCGACTGACGCCCTATCGTAAGCTGACTGAGATTGAATTCTGACACTGTCTTCTCTAGGTCTTAGGGATGACCGTCTGAGTCCATAATCCTGACTTCCAGATGTGCAAACTCATTGGCTACTTCTGGAGTAAGTTCAGACAGGATCTCGTTAACTACAGACGCTCGCTCAAGCCAAGTTTCTACTTCTGAGTCTTCAACTGGATCGAGTTCTTTAAGCGTTCTATGAGTATCCTGAGGTTCACCACCTCGATAGTCAGGACCTACATGTCCTGATACTCCTGTACAAAGCTGAAGTTTTACTGCAAAAGGCACTATTCTTTCTCCTTACTACCGTTGCCTGATCGTTTTGCTTTAAGTGCTACGAGAGCGGCAAGAGTAATTCCTATCCAGGGTCCCCAGTGGTGAGGAAGGTCTCCGCTGGCTACATATGTCTGAGCCGCAGTAAGACCTCCTATAAAGCCGTATGCCCAGTAGTCTGCTGAAGCCTTTGAGAACATGTTACTCATTAGGATTTTCTAATCCCTCTACTCCTAACTTAGAACCTATACGAACTATGTTCCTATCTGTCCTACCGATGCCCCTTTCTAAAGTCCTAACTTTTTCAGCTATAGTCTGAAGCTTAACATCCTGTTCAGCATTCTTTGCTTGAGAACTAGCCCAGGCTGCAGACCCTCCTACTATAGCACAGACTAGTGGAAAGCCTATACCCCAGAAAGCAGTAACTCTAGTAAGTACTTCCTTTCGGCGTTCTAGAGGCTCTTCCTCTTTAGTGGTAGTTTCAGAACAGGAGCCTCTCATTCTATACTTTCACCTCGAAGCATGCTACACAGTTCTTAAGAATTCCAGTATTCCAGTCTCGCTGACAGACTCCCTTTCCACCTGCTGATTCTACTGTGCGACCTTTCCAGATCAGCCATACATGTCTAGGCCACTCCTGTCCAGGCTTAGGACTTAGAAAGGCAATGAAAAGACGTGACGAATCTTCGGCTGCATACAGTACATCAGAATACTTCGCGAGCTGGCGGAAGTGACTCTTACAGTAAGATAGCTGATTCTGAGATCCGTCAGGTAACTTAATCCCGCAAATAAGATGTATAAGCCATCTTACCCAGCCAGAACAGTCGATCTTCTTAATCTGTTCAGACTTAAAGTCTAGCGGGACCTTAGCACCTAGAAGATACTTCACACGTCCTGCACAGTCCGCGATAGCCTCCTGTAGTAAGATAAAGTTAATCATCAGATTCCGATCTCTTTTACTGTAGAAAACGTAGACACCAGTCGACCAGCCGAAAGGCGTCACGCAGGTCTTTATCCCTCGGTCCCGGCGTTGAGAGGACCTTAAGAAGTTAGGCTCCAGGCCATGTAGGTGCTGTAGCAGTTAGGTCAGTCTTTACATAGACTGCAAAGGTAACGCCTTCCATGACTAGTACAAATGGAAAGGCTTCTTCAGCTCCTAGCCTCTTACAGGTTCTTGCCATACTATCTGCTACTGCTGAACTAGACGTTGGACTACACGTTGACTGTACCCAGCCGCATTCTGTTACCCAGACTGGTAGAGTAATGTCGTTATTTATAAGTACATCTCTACGTGCCTTGTAGGCAGTTGCTTGAGCATAAGATGCATAGCCGCGACCTAAAGTCGTACCTGCTAACTCTGGGTAGCAGTGAATTGCTATCTTGTCGTGCGATGACAGTACTGCTTTCCAGCCAGTTGAGTCAATCTCAGTCTGCATTATAGTAGTTGTCTCTGCTTCTAGCGCTGGACTTACTGCTATAAAGTTATATGCTCTAATACGAGTAAGCTGTGCTGCAGTGAATGATACAATCCTTGCAGGAACCTTGCCATTAGCATCTGCTGCATAGGGATTAGCTGGAGTCTGACCAGTGTAAGGTCTTAGATCTCCTGAGCCACCTTTACCTTTCTCGTTGCCATTTAGAATGGGAACTAGTGACTGACTACAGCCAGCTCTGGCTGCTTCTGCTGCTACAATGGCAAGTACTTCGTCATTACAGTCCAGAATCGCTGACTCCATCTCTTGCTCAGGATGGTTGTTGTGTCTCCAGCGACCGTCAGCTGGAAGTAAAGCGTTCCAGGCTGACACGTTTACATCAGGTGCTCCAAAGAGAATCGGGGCCGGAATGATTCCGTAAGTAAAACAGGTATAGCAGAACCAGTCTATCAAGTTTCCAGGGTAGAGAGTTTCTGGAGCCCTAAAGTGATAGCCAAACTGAACTGGAAAGCGTAGATAGCGACTCTTACGTGCTGCAGCCTGAGCAATTACTCCTGTTAGCTGATCACGACTATACGAGTTTGCCTGTCCAGCATTCTCTATACAGTGAGGACCGTTCCAAGGATTGTATCCTGCTGCACCTAAAGCTGCTAATGATGTAAAGCTCACTAGAACACCTGAAACTTAGAATTGAGAATGTCTCTAGCATAGCTTCTTTCAGCCGCCGTTAAGGCTCTTGTAAAGGCACAAGGATCTCCTATTGTGCCTAGAGTAAAGGGCGATGCTACTGACGAAAGTGTAAAGATAGTCGGATTTGCTGCTTCACAAGTGGCTCCAGTTCCGTTAGACCAGACATAGGTTCCTGATATTCCTAGTCCAGTTGTGGCACCGTTAACTTCTATGACTCCTGCACCTGTTGCATAGTCTACAGATGCAATAATTACGTAACGCTGACCACCTGTAAGTGCTGTAGCAGGGTCACCTAGACCAGCAGCAGTAGTGTCTGCAGCAATTCGTCTAGTAGATAGATAGATCCTGCCATTAGTCTCCTGATAGAGAACGAATTTAGCACCACCTGCAGATGAGGTGATGCGGAGGATGTGCCTCAGAGTAGTAAGAACAGGAGGCATTTCTACCACGCAGGCAAAGGTATAGCCAGCTACATTGTTCTGACTAGAAAGTATTGCTGCTGAGGCATCTAAAAGATCACTTGCGTCTGACCAGAATAGTCCGTCTTGACGACTATCCCATGCTACTCGTGTTGCGCGATCGTTATCCACGCCTGTACTAAAGGACCCTGACCCGAGAGCCGCATTTGCTAGCTTGACACGATCACCAGGCAAAAGTGCTAAGACAGTGCCTGGGTTGTCCTGATACAGCAATGAAGAGCTTGACGTGTCTAAGGCCCAAGCAAGACCTGGGATATCACTAAGCTGGGCAATTCGCTTTCTTCCGAAGGATGCAGAAAGTCCTATACCTATTGCTGTCATGAGGGTCTAAAGTTCTGAGGTAAAGGGTCTAAAGCTGAAAATTTTGTCTGTCAGTCTTGGGCGCTTGCTGTGCTATTGCCATCAAAAAGGGTCTGGTATGTTGGGCAATGGTGTCATAATTAACACATGGAAACAACCATACAACCAATCACAAATGAACACATATCCCGCTTTGTGGATATGGACGCTGAGGTCATATACATGGATTTTGCATCATGTCATGTGATCGTATGGGAGGACGGGTCAAATGATGACAGTGAACCATTGCACAAGGGCACATGGCCCCTTAGCTGTATGGTGTCACTAATTGATGCCATGCACCATTATGGTGACAGTGATACCATTGAATCAAAGTGGGTATGTGAATGGACGGACACCACGGATATGCACTGGTGTAGGGTTATGAAACCAGCTCCCCGCTAATCAAAGGTGGCCACCGTGCCACCCCTTAATGCCACATTACGCGGTTGCAAGTCCGCGGGCAGGGGCAGAGCAAGGGAGT